AGCACCAACTTCACCGATGGCCCACCCACGCTGCTCTATGCTGCCAATGCTGAAATCATCCCATACTCGGCTCTGCCGCAAGGAGATGAGACGCTGGATGTACTGAACGTTACGCTTTACTGGGGTAATTCACGCATTCCGCTGCGCTATCTGGCGTGGTCTGACTTCAACGCACAGGTTCGTTATTGGCAAAAGAATACGGGACAGTCATTTCAGAACCTCACTCTTAGTTCGTGTTCCATCTCGAACGTGTTGACGACAAAGCCTGGGCCAGTGCTCGTGAGCGTCAAACCTAGATACTTTCCATACTGCTGGGCATCTGACTTGTACAGGTAGTACCCAGACACCGTAAGCCACCCAACCGTCTCCATCGCATTGTTAGTCCATTCAACCGTGTTGCCAAGGTTGTTAACCCAGTTGATGAAGTTCTCAGCGGTGTATGTCGGACTAGAACCAGTTTCACTGTCTACCGTGACATTCAGCGTAGCCGGATAGGTTAAGGTGGCCTCAATACCAAACTTCAGTGCCTGCTTGGTGCGGATGGGGTCACCCAGCGGCATGAGCGCAGTGCGGATGGTGCTGTTGATGTTGGCCGCAGGGTCTGCGTACAACTGGTACAGGTCGGTGTCATCCACCCCGTAGAGCTTGATCGTTCCCCCAAACGGCACAGAAGTCACATAGTCAATGCTGCCTTGACTCGTGACAAACCACTTCTTGTCGAAAAACACGGCCTGAATCTGCCGTGGAGTTGGAGGATTGGTGGTTGGGTCGTTGTAGGTGAAGTTGAAAGCCGCACACAGGATGTTGTTGATGAGCACCTGCCCACCTGTAATCGGCTCGTTAAAGTCGATGTTCAGGAAGATGCCATCCAACGGGTCTGACAGCTTGCTGGTGGTGGAACCCACCAGTGCGTACATCCCGTAGTCGTTCATGAACAGCAGACTGCGGAAGTACGGGAAGATGGCGTCTGTGCGGCCTGTTCCGATACTGGCGCTGACGTTGGTGTTCGTGAACAGCGTGGTGCCCTCTGGAGTCACACGCAGGTCAGAGATGATGTTGATGCTCGTCTCGCCAAAGATGTACAGGAAGTTGTTGGCAGAAACGATAGCCCTAATGTTCCCGCGCAGGGTCGAGTCACTCAGCGTGAGTGAGCCTGCGGAAACAGAAGTGAAGTCTGTGGCACTGTCTGCAGCGGAGTAGTACAGGGTTCTCCCTGATGCTACCCAGACACGACCACCGAAGGTCGCCACATCCTGCACATCGTCGGTGTTGACGATAGCCTTGGCTGCTGCGTTGCTGCCGCCACCACCTGTAATCGTGACCACCACGTTGGAGTTGGCGGTGTAGCCTGCTCCTGGGTTGGTCATGATGACTTGGTTGACGGTGTTGCCGCTGACGATGGCAGTGGCGTTGGCCTGCGTGGTGTAACCCGTGGCGTTACCGATGGTCACCACCACGTTGGCTGCGTTGCTGTAACCAGTGCCGCCACTCGTCACCACCACAGAGACGGTGCCCTTCTTGAAGGTGGTCAGCTGTGAAATGGCAGTGGCATTGGTGCCGCCTGGGCTAGCCTCAATGGTGACGCTAGGCGGTGAGGTGTAGCCTGAGCCTGCTTCTGTCAGGAAGATACTCGTGACAGAGCCAGTGCTGATGGTGGCCACAGCGTTGGCGCTAGTCCCTCCACCGCCTGTGATGGTCACCGTTGGCGTCTTGATGTAGCCAGTACCTGTCTCGGTAACGGTGATGGACACCACGTTGCCACTGGCAAGCGCAGCTGTCGCCTTCGCGGTGATGCTGCCTGCGATGTCAGGAGCAGAGATCGTAACCAGCGGGACAGAGGTGTAGCCGCTGCCAGGCGCATCTACGATGATGGCACGCACTCCACCGGCTGCGGTGGAGATGGTGGCCTCTGCCAGAGCCTGTACGCCATTAGCCTGGTTGGGAGCCGAGATGGTGACCAGTGGAGCCTGCGTGTAGCCAGAGCCTGGGTTGGTGATTCCGATAAAACCTACGGAATTGCCACTGACCAGGCTTGTGCCATTCCAGTTGTACAGCCCGTTCTCAGGGTCTGCGATGATGACCCGCTCGTTCTTGTACTGGGCGGTGTTGGCATCACCACCGGAGAACGTGCCACTGGAGGCTACGTTGCCTTTTGTCTGTGTGGTGAGGTCGAAATACTGTGCTGCGCCGTTCTCGCTGAAGACAATGATGTAGTCATTGAGGTCGATGTTGGCAGAGCTGATGTGCGTGACCGTGTTGCCAAACACCACATTGTTGGCGGTGCTGTCTACGGTCTGCTTCTGGGCCTGGACGATCTTGATGTTGCCAAACCCGATGGGCATGGCGTTCTCAATCCAGGCGAACTCTTTTTCGTCAATCGCAGTACGGTTTGCCTTGGTGTTGATACCAAGGAAGTTCTTGATGACAGCGTAGGACTTCTTCTGCTCAGCCGCTGCCATGACTTAAATCTGCGAGTATGGATTGGGGATGCGGCGGGTGTACACGGAGTTGAGCACTCCCTGCACATCCTTGAGGTACTGTTGTTTGAAGATTTCCGCTTCTCCGTAGCTCTGCTCCTTGTACTTGGCCTTGTAGGCTGCGTAGAACTGAACAGGGTTGGTATACGGAGCCTTGATCTCGTCAACCACGTTGGGGGTTGCAAGACTCAAGGGCAGCGGAAGTCGCACGGTATCGACTTCGATGGTGTACGACTGGTCGGGTACGGGCGAGATGTAGATGGACTTCTGCCCGTAAGTGGAGAAGCACACGGGCCTGCCCACATAGTTTTGCCAATAACGCACCTGTGCGTTGAAGTCAGACCACGCCAGATAGCGCAGCGGAATGCGTGAATTACCCCAGTAAAGCGTGACGTTCAGTACATCCAGCGTCTCATCTCCTTGCGGCAAAGCCGAGTAGGGGATGATTTCAGCATTGGCGGCATAGCGCAGCGTGGCTGTGCCATCCGTGAAGTTGGTGCTGGGCGGGAAGACGTTGGCCCCACTGGGATAGGGAGGCGCAGAAGTGCCGAGCACACCGCCCGACACCACTTCGTAGATGAAGATGTTGGAGAAGATGTAGCTGCCAGTCGTGACAGTTGCACCTTCTGCCCAGATGGTGGCAGCTGTGCCGTCCGGTGCTAAAGGCGTAGAGGAAATCTGCAGGGTACGCAGACAGCCGGTGTCGCGTACTACCTCTTCCCTAGCCTCGTTGATGTAGTCGGTTAGTTCCGACTCGCTCCAAAAGACGCTATTTGCATCGTGCAAGAGGCGTTGCACTTCCGTGAGATAGGAAGATAGTGTTGCCATGTAGCGTCCATATCAAGCGACCCTGGGACTGGCTTTCCCCGCTGCCCGTTTTTCAACGAGCAGGGGAACGACACCAGCCGCCGAGGGTAACGAGCGGCCTTTGCTGGGAGCTTCAGTAGAGATCGTAATCTTACCGAGACGCTCCAATCCTTGTTCGTATTCGGTGTTGAGCCGTACCCAACCCAAGCGGATCAGGTACGGCATCTTGTCAGCGTCTTCATAACCAAAGACATGACGGGCTGCAGCCAACGGCATAACCGTGGTTTGTCCCGCCTTGAACTCGTAGGCCACGTTGCAGAACTCCGCAGAGAAGTTCTGCTCCGTGCCGTTGGTTATGTAGAGCGCATCACTCATAGCGTCACAACGTCACCGAAGACCGTGATGTCGCAAGTGCCACCAGACACCGCAGTGTTCACTTTCACGAACAGAGCACCTGCACTGTACACGGTGGTAGCCGCGCCAGCTGCAAGCGTCATGTCCTGGAAGGTCGAGGTGCTGGTGATATTTCCCAACGTAGTCGCAGCGCCAATGGCATTGCTCGTGTTCCCATCATTGCTGGTGAGAACACTGACGTTGCCAGTGGCGATACTCTTGTTGGCGTTTGCAACAACGATACGGCGAACGATGTAGCTACTGCCCCCACTCATGAAGATGGTAGCCACGGCATTGCCCGTGGAACCAATGTTCACGGTGGCGGTTTTGCCAATGCCAAAGTTACCGAATCGGTCAGGATAGAGAGCGCCTACATGATTCGCGTTCATATCGGCTCCTTACGAGTTGTAAGTGCCGGACACAGCCTCACCGCCGTCCACAGTGACGAAGGTCACGGTGGTGTTGGTGGAAGCAGCGTTGACGAACACGTTGATGCCGTCAGAGATGAGCACGCCACCCGTGTTGTTAGCCATCAGCGTGGTGATGGTCGAGCCGTTGTTAGCGGTGACCGTCACGTTAGCCGTGGGAAACATCAGGTAGGTACCAGCAGGCACAACCGCACCAGCCGTGGTGGCGGTGACGGTGGTGGTCTGCCAGTAAGCGCCTGCCGAGTTGGTCAGAGCGCCTGCAACGAGGATTTTGTTAAGTCCGAGTGCCATGACGAGTTACTCCTTACAGGGTGAGGTAGTTGTAGCCCGTCACTTTGGACATCGCCTTGGGTTTGACGTTCACCAATTCGGCAATCATCAAAACCGCGCCGACGTAGCCAATCTGCCAGTTCGGCAGGGTGCTCTCGAAGCCCGTGAACACGAACGAACCTTGCTCATGGATGTAGAGCGACAGGTAGTTAGTGTTCAGGAAGTACACCGTGCCTTCCGGGCAGTACGGATCGGGATAGATCGGCACGCCAGCCACCATCAGGGCGCGGAATGCAGCCTGCGGCCCGTTGGGGTCGCCGTCGAATCCAGAGCCAGGGGTGATGACGTACTGCTCTTGACCCACGAAGTCTTGGGCCAACAGCGTCCAGGTACCGAAGCCGCAAACACCGAAGCTGGGCATCTCAGCGCCGTTCTTCACGGTGCCGGAGATGTACTGCAGGATGTTTTGACGGGTCGGGTTGACCGAGCCTGCAGCGTACTGCTTGCTCTTCCACCAGGTATAGGTGGAGCGGTCAATGTTGCCGTACGTGCCGGAATCGGCCACGGCCAGCGGCAGACCAGTGAACTGCTGCGTGTTGGTCGTGTTGTTGTACAGCGAGGTGGCCATTGCGTCCATCATCACGTTGGTCGCATCGTTCATGCGAGCTTCGATCAGAGGGATAACGGCTGCGTCTTGCTGAACGGCACCTTCCATGCCCAGGAAAGGCACGGGAGAGATCATCAGCTTGAGGTTGAACTCAGCGTTGTAAGCGCCTTGCTGGACGGACGGCTGAGCGAACGAGCCGCTGTAGTCAGACCACTGAGCGTTTACGAACTGAGCGCCCTGCACGGGCACGACCACGGAAGAGACACCGCCGGAGGCTTGCTGACTGTTGGCAATCAGTGCCGCCATAAGCGGAGTCGAGTTGTACAGCTGTACAACCATCTTGGGAATAAAGGCCCTCCGTGTGACATAGGTCAACTCGGTAAGTTGAGTTGAGCCTGATGCCGGGAGGATGCCACCACCAATAGCCATATGGCCTCCTTGAGTTAAAAATTACCCTCTTTACAGCCCGATGGGTCGCGTAGGCTTACGCAACTCATTCAAGGCTCTCACAGCTTCTTCACGGGCTGCGCCTGCCGGGTTCTTCCAGTAACGGTTCAGGTCAAAGTTCTTGACGGCTGAGGGGTTGTAACCAGAAGAGGTCGGCGTTGCAGCCTGCTTCATCCACTTGTGATACTCGGCTGCCGTCTCGTGGTTGGTAATACCGCGCTCTAGCATGAGTTTCTCCACAGCCTTGACTTCATCTTCGTTGTCAATGAGTCCCTTCTTCAGCAGCCCATCACGGCGCTTCTGCAAGGTTTCCATTGCTTCTTTCTCGCGCAGCTTTGCCTCCAGCTGTTGAACACGCTGGTCATTCTGCGACACCGCCTGTTGGACGGTCTGCTCAAGCTCAAGCTCAGGAATAGGAAGGTCAGGTTGAACCTTCTTAGTCATTCGCAAGAAGTCTTTGCGAGTCGCGGGATTCTCAGCGAGTTGCTTGGCCAGGAGGGCCAGCTCATCACGAGCGGATTGGTCAAGGTTTTCGAGTGACATAGCTTTACCCTCTTATCTGGTTATCAGATAACTTTTTTACCGTCACCGGGCTTCTGAACAGCCATCGCGTTCTTCTTGTACTTGCTGGCGCCATCAAGGCCACCAAACTGAGAGAAGCGAGGCGTGTTGACCATTTGGCCGTTCTGCTGATTGTTGTCAGTAGGACGACGGGGAGCTGCGGCTCCACGGGGCTTGAACAAGTCCATTTAAGACTCCTTACATTGGGGGTTGCAGTGCGCCCATCATGGGAGCACCAGGGATCGGCGCTTGTGCCATAGCACGCCCTTCAGGCGTTGCGCCACCGGCCTGGGGGAGAGATCGCATGAGTTGCATGATTTCAGCCTGCTGCAACTCGTTGGTAGACGCCTTGCGGCCACCGAGCATCTTGTTGAGCTTGGAGATGGCGTCCATGATGGTCTTGCCTTCTTCCGAATCTGCGCCCAACGCAGGCAGAGACTGCTCCAGAAGGTCGATAACCATGCCGATATTGACGAGTGCGCCTTCCTTGCTGCCCATCTTGGGTTCAGGCGTGGACATCGGAGCGCCCATCGGGGGCGTGTCTTCCGACGACATCTCGTCTTTCTCTTCGATCTCCACCTCTACCTTGGGGGCATTGGTGCCTGCGGAGCGTTGGCCCCGCATGAGTTCCATCAGTTTTTCGGCAGGTACGCTCATGGTCACCTCTTTGGGCGAGTTTGTAAGTGTTTACTTCAAAGTTGTCAAGACTAACGACGATTATCGCGGTTGTAGCGACCCGAGTAAGTCTTGATATTGGTCTGGCGGTACTGCATGGTCGGAGCCTTTTCCTCGCTACGCAGTTGTTCTGTCGAGTAGCGAGGTTGGTCTGCCGAGGGCTGTTGAGTACCCGAAGATGGGGAACCGTTGTTCTGCATGGCTGCTCCTTATTGGATGAGGGGCATATCTGCTGACATCCCGCCGCCAGCCTCTTGGGGAGGCTGCGGGATAGATTCTGGAGGAGGCTGCTTGGCTGCTGCGGCTGCGGCCTGCGCGGCAGCTTCCTTCTCTTCCATGATCTTCAGGCGCTCCTTGAGCTGCTGCTTCATGGGAGGATCGACCAAATCCAGCAACGACTCCTTGTCGATGACCTTGGCGCTGTAGAGCGAGAAGGCCATCTGGCGCATATCTTCCATGAAGATTGGCGAGTTGGAGTGAGCGTCCACTTTCACCATAAAGTCGGTGGTGAACTGATCTGCAACAAAAGGCACGCCTTGCGTGTCTTTGTAGTGAGTCGGGCTGTACAGCTGCATGGCCTTGAGGTACAGCGTGGCCATCTTCTCCAGCGCATCTTCGATGATGAGCGCACGCTTCTTGGCGCGGCTGGAGCCTAGACGAGCAAGTTGAGAAGCATGGCCCGAAGAGCGAACCCCAGCTTCTCCCCGGCCTTGAAGTACGGACACGATTCCCGATGCCTCTTCAAACATCAGGTCAATCTCACCGATTTCTCTGAACAGGTCGTTAGGAATGTTCGGGGCCAGCTTCTCAACCTTTGCGTTGGGCATATCGGTGGAGAGCAAGCCGCCTGCGCGGTTGAGCGCAAAGTTCTTCTCGTCCAACAGACCCGTGAACCCGATGAGCGCAGTAGGCGGCGAGACTTGCTTGGACAGCAGGTCTAGGATTTCTGCCATGCGCTTGTTGCGGAGTTCTTGCAGGTAGACCAGGCGCGAGACTTCGCTGGCACCCCAGAAGTAGTCGTACAGCGGATTCGGGCAGACCTGAATGAAGGGCAGCTCGCCTTTCATCCACACGGTTTCGCCAGGACGGTCATAGATGATGACATCCGGGTCTGCCTTGGTGATGACTTGGTAGTCCTTGATGTCGTCGTCGTAGACCCAGAGTTCGATCATGCGAACCGTGTCTTCCGAGACTTGGGCCTTGTAACGCTCGTTGCCGCTGAGGTCGAGGTTGACGTTGCCGTACATCGTCGGGTTGACGTTGGACATCAGGATGCGCTCGACACCCTCGGGGCTGTCCGTGCGCTGATGCTCTGTGGCGCTCACGCGCTTGACGATTTCTTCCCGGCGCGGGTGGCTGTACAGGCGTGCGTACAACTCACTCTTGGTAATGTAGTATTCCTGGACCAGTGCCTCTTGTGCACTCAGTCCTGGGATGTCCTCGCGCAGCACGCCGATGCAGCTCGGCTCCACCAAGTAAGGATGGATGCCCTTGTTGACCACGAGCTTGATGAACGTGGAGTTGTAGCACAGCGACCAAGTGACGGCTTGGGAGAAAACCTGGTCTGCGTTGGAGTTGGCCCACTCGTCATTGAGGGCGCGAGTCAACACCGGAATCTTGGTGTGCTCAGCGTCAGGCACAGCTGCGCCGGTGACGATGGAAAAGCGTGTGGTTTCAGCCGAATAC